GCAATGGTATGTGTTAGCTTCCATGACTTTGTTCCTGAAGGTCTAGAAGATTTGAAGAAAACTGCTCAAGTGCCCACAACGGCCATATTTTATACCATTTGGAGTTACAAAAGCGGCAAAGGTGCAGAATTGCTTATACAAGCTGTGAAGGGAATTAAAGCACAATATCCTAGCGTTACTAGATTTGTGACATTAAGCCCCAAGACTAACTTAGCCCGCAGGTTTCACTTAAAGAACGGTGCTATCGTTTTCAGAGAAAATATAGATACTACAAACTATGAGTATCTGACAGAAATCCCTAAAGAAATCCCAGAAAACACTGATTGACAATAAATGGTTTTGGGTGTATACTATGGGTATACTATGGGTATGCTGAAAGAACACTTAAAATCTCGTCATTTAGATTTAGAACTTCACAAGCCAGTGATTGATGAAGCAGAGGGTGTCGCAACTTTTTACCTGTGGAATCTTAGCGGACAGCTGGTAGGATACCAGCAATATCGTCCCTCAGGGGAGAAAAAACCACAGAATAATCCCAAGCTGGGCAAGTATTTCACATACCGAAATCAGCCTACACAGACTGTTTGGGGAGTAGAAAGTCTCTATTTAAGCCCCTCAGTCGTGTTTGTGTGCGAAGGGGTGTTTGATGCGGCCCGACTCACTGAGCGTGGATTTAGTGCGTTGGCCGTGCTATCTAACAACCCGAACAGCGACCTACGCAACTGGTTAACCTGTCTGAATCGTCGGGTTGTCGCAGTCTGTGACAATGATGATGCAGGACGCAAACTGTCCAAGTTTGGAAACTGTTGCGTTTTTACAACAGATAAAGACCTCGGGGATAGCGACCCGGAATTTGTCACATCCTTACTGGAAACTTACGGTTGACATTAAATGGATTTGGGTATATAATACACTTATGAACTTGAAAATCACCCGTAAGCGTAGAACTGATCGTAATCAAGTGTTATACTTTATCCAAGATACAGTAACATTTGAATCCTACGTTGGTTTGACTGCTGTATGTTTCGCAGGAAATGTGCGTAAGACATTGACCCGTCGTATGCAAAAGCATATGCAACGGGCCTTGACTGAGCAGAAGAATTGGGGTTTGTCTTGTGCATTGCGTGAACGTGGTGCCGAGCGTTTTGTATTCGGTGTGATTGAAATTGTGCGTGGTAAGCGTCCTGCACATGTTCGTGAGACTGAATTGATTAACACATTGCGTCCAGCATTGAACACTTTCGGAGTTAAGTAATGAACGAACGAATTCATGACCTTGCTATACAGGCTAAAGACTGGGCATATGCAGACCATGATGGCTATACCGCACAAATGTTATTTGAACAGAAGTTTGCCGAGTTGATTGTGCGGGAATGTGCTAAGATTGCTGGAAAAGCAGAGTACAGCGACACTTGGCTTGAACCGGTGGAAGATGCAATTAAGAAACATTTCGGAGTTGAATAATGAAACCGCACTATTCAAATACCAATAACCCTATTGATTTTCCTAAATCAAAGAATAAAATGAACGAACGAATTAAAGAACTTGCTATCGAGGCTGGATACCAACCCTTGCCTGGATTTGACTTTGCTAATAGTTTGGAAGAAACTTATTTGAAAAAGTTCGCCCAGTTGATTGTGCGGGAGTGTATAGCAGAACTCGAATCAGTCAAAGTAAATGAATATAGAACCGATGTTTATGACATTGGTTATGATGATGGACTAACACAAGCAGTAGAAACTATTAAAGAACATTTCGGAGTTGAAGAATGAACGAACGAATTAAAGAACTAGCTGAACAATGCTGGGACACACGTCCAGAAGGCCAACTACATTTTGACAACGAAAAGTTCGCCGAGTTGATTGTTAGGGAATGTGCTAACACCATCCAGACAGAAAAAGATACCGGATTGTATAACGCTCAACAGATGACCGGAATGACAGTATCAAAGGCAGTGATTAAAGATCATTTTGAAATTAAGTAAGGAGGATAATATGACATGGTTTTGGAACAAGGCAAAAGGACTCAATGCAGATATTGAGCGGCACCGTGCTAAAGAAAAAGAGTTAGAAGCAATGATTGCTGAACTTGAAGGTGAGACAGATCCAATGAGTGTTGCAACATTGCGAACATACCGTAGGTTCCTGTACCAACTGCACTTGAGCAAGGCTGAGGTTGTTACTAAGATTGGAAAGAAATAAAATGAACACATTATTCACGGCTTATAGTAAAGGATTCTCAACTGCTGACGAAGCCGATCAACACCGAAAAAAGTTGATGCATCCAGATGAGTATGGAGTTTTTGGTATTTGGTCTGACGATTTCACCCACAGTCTGTGGTGCATTATGCCGAAAGCAGCACTGGAAATCCTTCAACCAAACTCTGAGATAATAGATGCATAGACAGTAACTAAGATTGGAAAGAAATGTAAATGATCACTTCACAGTACCAACGATTAGAAGACGGCCCAATGGATTCTATTGACGCTGCAATATTTTCAGGAGATATGTTTCACAATCGTGAAAACATTGCTGCCCTTCGTGCTATGATGGCACGATGGGAGCGTGGATTGAAAGAGTGCGAAGAAATCATTGATGGAGATGTGTGCAATGGACTATAAATTTATTGGCTGGAACACTCGTGATGGTGCAGACAAAGTTTGGGGTGCTATCTATATGGAAGATAGAACCAACATCCGTCCTAAAGTATTGATTTTTTGGGGCCGTCGTGGTAAAAAACTTCAAACCAAAATGGATCGAGAAGGTTGGGATTTAGATAATTTGATTAGAGAAAAAACACAAAAAGGTTATAACCAAATTGATAATCGTCATCTGAAAACTGTTTATCCAGAATTTCAAAATGATTTGGAAAAGACTACAATGTGGGCACTACTTAAGCTATGAACTCCTCGCAGCGTAGAAAAACTAAACGTGAACATCCCTATCGTGTTTCATTATTTATTAACAGCAACGAAATGTATTATGCTTTTGATGCTAGAGTAGTTGCTGCAAAAAAGTGGTGTAAGAAGAAATGCACAGGTAGTTATGTTGTTGATGCCACCGCAATGGCTAGTGTAGTGTTTACATTCGCTAATGAAAAAGATGCAATAATTTTTGGATTGAAAGTTTTATGAAAACAAAAGAACAAATTATCACAGGTATGTGCTATACATACCGGCATGATTATGGGTTGCGTAAAGAAGAAGGTGACAAGTCTTTGTCAAGTGGTTTAACAGAGCAGGAAGCCAAAATGCTTTACAAACAAATGGAACAGATATATAATAACGATATTGAACCGATTCTTGAACATTACAAAGGAAAAGAAAATGCAGCTAAGTGAAGTTAACAACACCTTTCAACATAAAATCACTAGTGGAGGGGAGTATCTTTGGGATTGCTACCCTAGTCCATGGACTATTGATTACACTAGCAAATATGCACATGGAACTGTAATCTTTGATACAGTAACTCAACGAGTGTATGAAGTGAATGTGAGTCCGAAAGCTGATGCCGATGGTGCTACTGAACCAAAGCCCTATCGCTATATTGATCCAGCTTATCGTGACGCATATGATCTTGAGGCAAAGGATCGCAATGTTGATCCTAATGAAGCATGGGATGATGTAAAGTGGGTTGATTTGGAAACTGAAGAAGATTTTCTTAATAAGGCATATAAGATGTTTGATGGTGAATCTTTTGATACCCGTGTTGAAGTGCCCATTGATTTGGATAATGATACTATGCTTAAGTTGTGCCTAGAAGCACACAAGCGTGATATCACGTTGAACGAAATGGTTGAGATATTGTTACGTGAAGCAATTGCCGAGTATGATCGTAATCGTACTTAATATACTCAGCTATATCAAACATGACTATTCAACAAACCCTTTTCGTTTTGTCGTTGAAGTTACAGCTTGGGTATTATCTATCTCATGTGCGATTGTTATGGCGCTCACAGTACCAACTCCGCCTCTTCTCATTCTGTATCCTATTTTTATTTGCCAATGCATTATGTTTGGTTGGTCTGCTTATAGTCGTAAATCATTTGGTATGGTAGCTAACTATCTATTGCTAGTTGCTATTGATAGTGTTGGTCTTGTTCGTATGTTAATTAATTAAAGAAATATCATGGTTAAGAAATCTAAAAAAATTGAAACTAAAATTGAACCAAGTAATCTTGAACCCGGTTGGGTTAAGACCGGTACAAATTCTTGGATTGCTACATTGCAAAAAGATTCAGATACAGGTGATTTGATTCTTCCATTGCCGGACGAAGTAATGGAATCAAATGGATACAAAATTGGTGATGTGTTGAACTGGAAAGATAATAAAGACGGATCATATAGTATCACTAAGAAAGTATCCGAAGATAAACAATGGGTATTGGTTGAATGTATAAGTACATTCCGTCAACGTTATATGGTAGAGGTTCCAGTTGGCACTGATGAACAAGGTAAAGATAAAACTCTATGGGCATTGGATACAGTAACAATGGAAGAAGCCAAAGAGTTTAGCCAAGAACATTTGGGTGAACAGATTGTTAGTCATCGTGTCGTAACTAAAAAAGAAGCATTAGCATTGTGCGACCAAGATAATGATTATACCAAGTCTTGGGATAAAGAAACAAAAATGAAAACTTTTTTCACTACCTGGGAAGAACAAGAAAATGGAAACACTTGAAGTATTGACAACCCCTTATCAACCAACCAAAGATTGGGGTGATAAGGAATGGAATAAGTTTACCAAATGGTTAACTGGAATGCTTAAAATTAATGAAAGTACCACAGTTACTTTTACTAAACAAGATGGAACTGAACGTGTAATGAATTGCACATTGAAACCTGAATTGTTACCAGAAGCAAAGCCATTAGCAGAAGGTAAAACACCTCGCAAAGAATCAACCACTAGTATTCGGGTGTTTGATAATGACTTAAAAGAATGGCGGAGTTTCACTATAAAAAATGTCAATAGGGTAGAATTTAGTATATAAACTTTGTTGTAACCACACGGTAATGCTGAGGTTGACAATAATCATTTGATGTGTTATAATGTATTTACAAAGGATATTATATGTCAATAACAAAAGAAATTCAAAGATGTTTGTCAAAAAAATTAACTTTTCCCGAATCTAGTCAATTACAGCACCGGGGAATTGCAGACAAAATAGAATTACAATGTAATATTATTCTGACTGAATCGTTTCCCAATGCCGTTCCTGCCACAAGTCGCAGAAGTATTGAGGACATTACAATAAACGATTGTTATGTTGACCATAAGACTAGTGATGTGACATTGAAATTCAAAATGCCCAACTTGATTAGTATTGATAGATTGAGTACATTAAATAAACCCCTTATCTTTAATTTTGTTAAATATGATAGTGTTGAGAAAAAAATTCTAGATATTATTGTACTAGATGTATATGAATTAAATTGGGATCATCTTAGTATTCAAAATTTAGGAGTGGGCCAATTACAAATTAAAAACATGGTTTCATTTTTTGAATCCCCACGAATAACTTTATCAAAAGATGAATGGGTTGATCGCTTAAGGAAAGAAGCGGTGTCGTTCTATTCTAAATTAATTATAAAAACAGAAAATAGAAAGAATAAATGGATGAAAAAATAATGGCAACAAAATCAAAAAAAACATTACAGCAAAATATTACTACACAGGATTTAATGAAGGTTGACTTTCATTATAATTATTCTGATAACGAATTACTGAAAGATTGGAACTGGTTAGTAAAAGAGACTGCATTTAAGACGGGATCACAATACAAACCCGGTCTAAAACTGTGTCAACATTTTTGTAGGAATTTTTTTGATATTCAAACAAAAAATGGAAAGTCATTTGTAAAAGCATGGAATGATCCATTAATAATGGATAAGGTTAGGATATGGGGATTAACAAAAATGTCCGCATTGTATTTGTCATGGATGCGTAGAGCAGTGTATATGGCATCAGGAATGCATAATCCTAGTTTTTATAGACCGCATCTATCCAAGCAAATAATTCTATCAACACAAAAATCAGATGGAATTTTATTTGATCCTTGTGCAGGTTGGGGTGGCAGATTACTGGGTACAGTAGCTGCTGGCTGGAAATATATTGGATGTGAACCTAATGTTGAGACTTACGATAATTTAATGAAAATGGTTGCTTTCTTAAATATTGAAAATAAAGTAACACTATATAATCTTCCTTATGAAGATTTAGATTTGAGTTCTATTGTAGAAGTTGATATTGTATTGACTAGCCCTCCTTACTTTGACATTGAAATTTACGCATCAAATAATAATCAAAGTTATCATAAACATTCTGATTATAAAAGTTGGATGGATAATTGGTATATACCAATGATCACTCGCAATCTATCAATACTTAAGAAGGACGGATTAAGTTGTTATAATGTAATGAACGGAAGATGTGAAAACATAGTGGAACGAACTATGGAGGTACATACAGATATGGGTTTTGATTTAGTAGATAGTCTTGCAATTGATAGTCCTTTCAAGAATTATAAAAAGAAATTGAATAGATTTGATTTAACTTATATTTTCAAACAACCATCAAAAATTCCCTATCAAAAATATGTTCCTACTATAGTGAATAATGATTTATTTGTGTTTGCGTGACTAGATTACGATTAGGGAGGAACTCAAAAAACTAGTTGACAATAAATGGAGAACATGCTATACTATGGGTTATGAAAAAGCAAATTCTCTCATTCGTTGTTGAACAGCCCAAACACAGGGCTCACCGTGTGTTGTTTCAAAACAACACACCGTTCAAACCCAAAACTGTACAATCTAAAGTATTGTACAATCGTAAACCCAAACATTCCAAACAGGAGTTTTGATATGAACCCAGAATTGATCACACTGGAACGCTTGCTACAGTTCCATGATTGGTATTACAACTACAGTGATGACCACAGTGTTTGGCGGCGTGGACAGCGTGAGCATGATGCTATCGGAGAAGAACAGCGGCGTCTAATTCACGAGGTTAAGGTCCCGGTAGAGGAAATCCTAGAATTGACAAACAAGTATCGACCCAAAACTTGACATTAAATGGTTTTGGGTATATAATAGAATCTTAGACAGTTAATTAAAGGACTTCAAAATGCGTACAAAATCCGTCATTCAGGGCTTCAAGAATTCTCAAAAAATTCGCGTCATTATCGACGGGGTCGGCATCTATATGACTGTCGGTGAAACAACCAGCCGATTTGCAACTACTGTACACTATCAAGCTGTTGAGTCAACCTTGCATCTGATGGCACGTGAAGGGTGTGATGGTATTGGTCATCGTATTGGAGTGTATGACTTCAATATGAACAAGGTTCACGTTGACGTTCAAGTTGACATTCTTCGGTAATTGCAGGAATCTTTAATGGAAATCAAAGTAGAGGGTAGTCGCAGGAATCGCAAGTTTGTGGAAGCAATCTTGCCTTCTATGGTTACTCAATTGAAACTTGACCGTTGCCAAAAGGCACTGTTGATTCGGTTGTATGACGAATGCGAAAGCAATGAAGGCATGACTTTGGACCTCAGTGCAGTTACTGGAGCTTACTTGGTGGTTATTAAACCCAAGCGCAAACTTAAAGAAATTGCATTGACCCTTGCACATGAAATGGTTCATGTAAAGCAAATGGCAAAAGGTACCTTGAAAACCACAAAAAACGGGGTTCAAGTATGGGCGGGAAAACGTTTCAGTAAGAATACTGCATACCTTTCTCGTCCTTGGGAAATTGAAGCCTTCAGCAAACAAGAGTTGATTCTCCGTCGTGCAATTGAAGAATAAAGTTTCCAAAACATATCATTAATTCTTGACGATAAATCAACTATATGATATACTGTGTTTCTAGTGTGATAGTGTTAGTTAAATAAACTTGTAAAGGAAAATAAAATGGCAGCAGTAATTAGTGACAATCTGACAGTAACATCAGTTCAAGCCCGCAAGGCTATGTTGAAAGCGTTTAAATCCAAACGCCCACTGTTCATCTGGGGCCCTCCCGGAATCGGCAAAAGTGAAGTTGTAGCAGATGTTACAAAAGAGTTGGGCGGTCATATGATTGACTTGCGTATGGCTCAAATGGAACCCACTGACATTCGGGGTATCCCTTACTTCAATCGTGATATCAACAAGATGGATTGGGCTGCTCCTGTAGATTTGCCTGACGAGGAACTTGCATCACAATTCCCTATCGTTGTTCTTTTCCTTGATGAAATGAATAGTGCATCACCTGCTGTACAAGCAGCTGGTTATCAGTTGATTCTGAATCGCCGTGTGGGTAAGTACAAGTTGCCCGATAATGTTGTTATCGTAGCAGCAGGTAATCGTGACAGTGACAAGGGTGTTACTTATCGTATGCCGATGCCCCTAGCTAATCGTTTCTTGCACTTGGAAATGCGCCCTGACTTTACATCATGGCAAAACTGGGCAGTTAACAAAAGCATCCACAAAGACGTTGTGGGTTACTTGAGTTTTGCTAAACAAGACCTATACGATTTTGATAGTAAATCATCAAGCCGCGCATTCGCTACCCCGCGTAGCTGGTGCTTTGTGTCTGACTTGTTGAATGATGAGGACGACACTGACAATGATACATTGTTCAATCTGATTGCGGGTTCTGTTGGTGAAGGTCTTGCTGTTAAGTTTGCTGCTCACCGCAAAACTTCAGGTAAGATGCCTCAGCCGTCAGATATTCTTTCAGGTAAGGTAACTGATTTGAATGTCAAGGAAATTTCTGCAATGTACTCGCTTACTGTTTCATTGTGCTATGAATTGAAAGATGCCCTTGAAGTTCAAAAAGTGAACAACAAAAAGTTCCACGAAATGGCTGACAATTTCTTGTCTTACATTATGAAGAATTTTGAGACTGAATTGGTTGTTATGGGTGCTAAGATTGCACTTAAAACTTACAAGTTGCCGATTGAGCCAAGTCAACTGAAACACTTTGATGAGTTTCACAAGAAGTTTGGTAAGTATATCGTAGACGCAGGTAATTGATTTTATGGGTGAGAATGGTGTGAACATTCTCACTCTTTTTACTTGTGTTAAAATGGCAACTGTGCTATAATATAGCATATATTTGATAAAGGACTGAAAATGAGTAGTGTAATTGCCCCAACAAAAAAGAAAAAGCGTTCTGACAAGTTTGATAAACTAGTTGGACCCACCGATCCTAAGATTGACAATCTAGCCCGTGAACGATTGATTTCGGCACGTGTGGGTTTGCTGTTGCGTCATTCATTCTTTGGCAATCTTGCTACCCGTCTTAAATTAACTAATGCTGATGAATGGTGTAGTACTGCGGCTACTGATGGACAGAAATTCTATTACAATAGCCGTTTCATTATGCTATTGAAACCCAAAGAAGTTGAATTCTTGGTCGGGCACGAGGTCCTTCACGTTGTTTACGATCACATGGGTCGTGTCGGTAAGCGTGATCCACAAATGTTTAACATTGCTAATGACTATGCAGTTAATGCAGACTTAAAGCGGCATGGTGTTGGTCAATTTATTACAAGTGTTCCCTGCTTGTACGAAAAAAAGTACGACGGCAAAGCCAGCGAGGAAATCTATGATGACTTGATGCAAAACGTTCAGAAGATTGATATCAATAGTTTGATTGATCAAATGATTGACGATCACATGGATGGCGAAGGTGATGGCGAAGGTGATGGCGAAGGTGATGGTGATAAGCCGGGCAAAGGTCGTCCTAAAATGTCCGACGAGGAACGTGAACGTGTTCGTCAAGAAATGAAACAGGCTATTATCAGCGCAGCATCAAGTGCCGAAGCTGGTCAATTGCCCGCAGGGGTTGAACGTCTAATCAAGCAACATACTGACCCAGTTATGCCTTGGCGTGAACTGATTCAAACAAACTTGACTAGCAGCATTCGTACTGATTATTCTTGGATGCGTCCCTCACGTAGGGGTTGGCACATGGATGCTATCATGCCCGGTATGACTCCCGGAGAAGAAATTGATGTGATTGTGTCACTTGATATGAGTGGCTCTATCAGCAACAAGCAAGCACAGGCTTTCTTGGGTGAGATTGCAGGTATGATGGATGCGTTTGATGGTTACAAGGTCCACGTATTCTGTTTTGATACTGACACTTACAATCCACAAGACTTTAACAGTGAGAACATGGACAGTATTGATGAATATGAACCACAAGGTGGTGGTGGTACTGACTTTGATTGTATCTTTGATTACTTGAAGAAAAATGCAATTGAACCCAAACGATTGATTGTGTTTACTGATGGATATCCCTGCGGTTCATGGGGCGACCCTGACTACTGTGATACTACTTGGATCATTCACGGTGATAAGAATCCAAATCCCCCTTTTGGAACATATGCATTGTACGATGAGGCATGATATACGAAAGTCCGGACGGAGGCAAAACGGTTTACGAACGTGAATCAAATTCCTCCGAACGTAAGTTAATTATGGATAACCGAACTATAGATGGTCAACCTCTGCATGATCATATAATGGAAAGTAAACTGTGGGGTGAAATACGCAGTGCAGCAAAAACAAACGTAGCATTAGCAGATATATTAGAACAGGCAAAGATGGTATATGCGCTCATCAAAAAAGAAATCAACTAGATTTGTTGTTATGTGGGACATGAATGGGCTTGAAGCCCTAATTAATGTCACACAAATTGAAAAAGAACATGAACAATGGGAAAAAGAAAACATTTGGCGTATTCTCAAGGAGCAAAACGAAACACTTAAGCCAGCACATGTTCCTTTGCATCAGATGATTCTTAGGGCTCAAATTAATAGTCAACGGCATTATGAAATCTATACTTTTGATTCTGAACTGTCTGAACAGGATATTAGAGAAACATTTGAAGATAGTCCACAAGTAATAGCTGATGCTATTCGTAATGTAGGATATAAATTTTATAGTAACAGAGCAACAACGAAAGCGGTAATCGTATGATGTATATTGGTACAAGTTTGGGTAGATGTTTGCGTTCTATTCTAATAGATGAAGTGTCCAAAGAGGATGTGGTATTGATTATCACCCGAACCAAAGCAGAAAACCTTGCACAATTCATGTTTGTAGTAAAAACATATTTTGATGATGGTGGCAATATTACTTCACCCCGACCCGCCGACTATAATATTGCAGTGAAGCCATGGGATGAAGTAGAGGAACTTGCAAAATATTTGTATACTAGCGGAAAGATTCACCAGCCAAGAAACGTTGCAAGTTTGGGGAGTAGTTTCATTCATCCTGGATTGAGTAATGATGTTTGGATAGAAGTATCTCCTAAGAGCAGGAATACTACACCTGCGGTTGTGCAAGCATATGAGCATTACAAAATGCTTGACTCATTGACCCAATAAAACTCATAAAAATATTTCGTTGAGTATATTAGATATTAAATATCTATGTACTCAAGGAGAATAATTTATGAGTTTTTTAAAACATGTCGGTAAACAAGGTGATCGTAAGGTCGCTATCATTTTTCGTGAGGTTCCAGGTGAACCCCACATGTGTCTTGTAACATATACAGAAACACTAAATCAACACATCCACGATCCATTGATACGTTGTATTGAAAGTGATATTGGACAACACGCTGAATCATTGTCTGATGCATTACACCGCACCTTAGGTTTAGATGGTAATCCAATATTGCAAACATTGCATCGTGAAGGTTTACTAAAGAAAGTAAAGACAGAAAGTATTATGGTCACACCTAATCCTCAAACTAAAATCAAATTAAATGAACTTAATAAAATTTTAACTGAGATGAAACAAGGAGAAGATGCTGTTAAACGCATGGCTGATATTGATCAAAGCAGGGGAATGCAAACTCCAGCAGAGATAGCACGTAGACAACGTGAAAATAAAACACAGAATGCAAAAGTACCAGAAACCGCACCATTACTAGCAAGCGGCAATAGTGCATTAGGTGATAATGCAATTGCACATAATTTGCGTTACCAGGCTGCAAAGATGGCGGCTGAGGCTAAAGGATTATTAGTTGAAAGTGAAATTTTAATGAAACAAGCTAATGAGATGGATCCTCCACCAGCAGTCAAGAAACCAAAGACAACAAAGAAATCAGTTGTAGTTGAAGCGCCAGTTGTGGCTGAGTCTACACCTAAAGTAAAGAAAGCAAAAGTTAGTGCATAATGAGTCCAGAATTCATAGAAAAGTGGGAACATATACTTGAAGATGTTGAGAAAAATAAAATACCAGTAGAATTTATCAAGAAATTGATAGTTAAACTTAATGGTAAAAAACAACATACTATTAATATTGAAAAGTTTTTTAGTCAAGGAGTGGATCCGGAACAGATAGAAGAAATTGTAAGTAGAAAGTTACAAGAGTTGGATGACTCTATCGTTGGTGTTGAATTTATTTTAAATGTTCAAAGTATTGCTGACGCCGTTCAACCTGAAACAGATAAATTACTAGGTAACTTATGAAACCATACTTAGAATTATTACAAGACATTCTAACTAACGGAGAAACAAAAGATGATAGAACTGGCATTGGGACTATTAGTGTGTTTGGACGTAACCTTCGCTTTGATTTGCGTAGGGGCTTTCCAGCCGTCACTACTAAAAAACTTGCTTGGAAAGCGTGTGTAGGTGAACTACTCTGGTTCATTGAGGGTAGCCGAGATGAACGACGATTGGCAGAACTAACACATGGCACCCGTGATGGTGTCACTACTATCTGGACCCCAAACGCACTAGCCAGTTACTGGAAACCTAAAGCTAAGTTTGATGGTGATTTGGGTCGTGTATACGGAGTACAATGGAGACATTGGCTTACTCCCGTAATACACAAGAGTGAAGTCTTTATGGATGAGTTTGGCTCTACGTACAACCGTAAAGGTAGTGTACATCATAAAGAAGTAGACCAACTAAAAATATTAATAGAGGGTATCAAACAAGACCCCAATGGTCGTAGACATATACTCACTGCGTGGAATCCGGGTGAGTTAGATCAAATGGCACTGCCACCATGTCATGTATTATGCCAATTCTATGTCAACAAGAATAAAGAATTATCTTGCCATATGTATCAAAGATCAGTGGATGTTTTTTTGGGCCTCCCCTTCAATATTGCTAGCTATGCGTTATTCACTCATTTAATAGCACAAGTATGTGGGTTGGGTGTTGCTGAATTAGTCATTAGTACAGGTGATACACATATCTATACTAATCATGTTGAACAGGTTAAAGAACAATTAAGCCGTGCTCCATTATCACTACCTACATTGAAGATTAATCATACTATTAAAAACATAGATGATTTTTCACCGAACGATATTGAGTTAGTTGATTACAAGTGCTATACTTCTATCAAAGCAACTATGGCAGTATGACAACTGAATCAGACATAATTGAATGCGTAGTACATACCATTCAAATGAGTGATGTAGAAGATCCTGATTTATTTGTTGCTGATCCTATTTGGAAATGGCAACAAACAGAAGAAGGTAAATGGATTATGGAACATAGTATTCCTACTCCAATTTGGAGAAGATATCATGACGCAAGCAATTATGGATATTCATACTCTATCAATGCCTTTTTGAAATCAAAAGATTATGTATTTTGGAAGTTAAAGTATAAATGAATATATTAGTAACAGGTGGATGTGGACTCATCGGACACAATGTAGTATCCCGTTTACAAAAATTAGGACATCAAGTTTCAATAGTTGATAACAAAACTAACTATGGTATTATTCCTCAAGCTGAAATTGATTATCTTATAAGCGAACGAGAAAAGAAGATTGGTAATAATAGTTTTGTTTATGCCAAAGATATTTCAAATGCTGATGATATAGATAAAATATTTAATATTGAAGAACCTGAAATTGTTATTCACATGGCTAGCTTTCCTAGACAGAAAGTAGTTAATAGTAACCCAGCATTAGGTAGTCGTACCATGAGTGAAGGGTTACTTAACTTGTTAGAAACCTGCAACAAATACGAAGTACGCAAATTCATCTATATGAGTAGTAGTATGGTATACGGAGACTTTACTGATGATGTAAAAGAAGATGCTATTTGCAAACCACAGGGTCAATATGGTATAATGAAACTAGCAGGTGAATGGCTGGTTCGTGATTATTCTCGCAGAACTAATCTTGTACACACTATCATTCGTCCAAGTGCAGTGTACGGACCATTGGATGTTGAAGATAGAGTTATTAGTAAATTCTTACTTACTGCTATGCGTGGTGGAGTATTGAAAATCAACGGTGAGAAAGAGACACTAGATTTTACCTATGTAGATGATGCGGCTGATGGAATTGTTGCTGCTGCATTAAGTGACAATACAGAAAACAAAACTTACAATATTACAAAGAGTCATAGTGTTACATTACTTAAGGCTGCACAGATAGCATTGAGTTTAGCAGGTGGAGGTCAGTTAGAAGTTAGAAGCAAGGATGCTGATTTCCCAAGTCGCGGCGCATTGAATATTGATGCTGCTAGACAAGATTTTGGATATGATCCTAAAATTGATGTAGAAGAAGGGTTTCAAAACTACTATAATTGGCTAATTGATGATATGTATTTCAATAAAGATAAATATCTAAATGTGGACAATATCATTCTTACCTAACTGGGTATTTCATCTATTGCTTACAGCCGGTATATTGGGTACAATAGCCGGCTTTGTTTTGGGCATGATTCCTTTAATACAAAAGTACATATTCCCTATAAGAATTATTAGTATATTATTATTATCGTTTTCGTTGTATATAGAAGGTGGGTTGTCTAATGAAGAATCTTGGCAGTTAAAAGTTAAAGAGGTAGAAGCTAAACTAGCACAAAAAGAAGCGCAAAGCCAAGCAGAAACTGTAAAAATTGTAGAAAAAGTAGTTACTAAGATAGCATATATAAAGACCAAAGGTCAAGATATTATCAGGTATCTTGACAAAGAAGTAGTAAAAGACAATGAGGTTATCAAATATATTGAAAACTGCCCTGCTATACCGCAAGTTATACTTAAATCAGTAAACGAAGCAGCAACTATCCCGCATCAAGCAACAAAATGAAATATTTAATTATACTATCTACAGTTTTATTAGCATCTTGCAGTACTCCCGTACCATTAACTCCTAAATTTCCAGAGGCACCTGCCACATTGTTATCAAGTTGCCCTAAACAATTAGAGAAAATTGAAGGAGATTCCGTCACCATAGTTGATTTTACTAAAAGTGTAGTTAAGAATTATGCCACTTACCATGAATGTGCTGCTAAGTATGACGGTTGGATTGAGTGGTATCAGATTCAAAAAAAGCTATGGGATGAATCTAACTAATCCATAAATAGTGATAAATACACTATAGTTTAGGATTTAGACATGACTCAAGAAATAATCAATATAGGCGCACAACCCAATGATGGGGAAGGTGATCCGTTACGCACAGCCTTTGCAAAGATTAACAATAATTTTACACAGTTATTCAGTACTGGGTTTTTCACTTCAAATGCATATTCTACTGGAGATACTGCTGGACAAGTTATATTTACAACCCCAATTGAAACTTTTACACAGGGCATTATTCAGATTAATTCTAATGATACCACCTCAACTGACACTGAAAACATTACATTAAATGTATCTGTAGTTAATGACGGCAGTGATTTAACATGGGTTGGACACAGTACATTATTTTTTGGTAATGTTTTAACTGGTTATGACATGGATATTTTTGAATCAAATGTTCGCATACTAGTTAATCCATTGATAGACACTACAATCTTTCACTTTATATCTGCACAGATTACTTGGACAGGAGTTCCTGTTCCTGGATTGGACTTGCTTACTGACGGCTCAGTTGATCCTCTAATAGTAGACACAGAAAATAATTTCAATTTAGAAACTGAAAATCTAGTAATAATATGAGAGCAAAAGAATTTATAACAGAGCAAAGCAATTTGCCACAACGAATTGCTAATCCGTTACCATCTACTTGGGTAATACCAGAGTTACAGAATCAAAATGCATATTTACAATATAGATTCTCTATAGCATTAGCCGGCGCCAAAGCATCTCGCAATGGCGATATACCTAAACTAAATAAAGATTCAGTTTGGGGAGAAAATCAAATTGTTTCGGGATATATGAATCCAGGCATTGATAAAGATATTGATTATGCTTTAGGTGAAATGGGTCTTAGTGGCAAACAATTAGTTACCTCTGATAAGAGCGAAGAAACAAGTGATACTGGTATAGTTAGCCCAGTCAATCCTTTCAAAGGTTATCCAAAATGAGAGCAAATGAATTTGTAGCCGAGAGCAAAATGGGAAAAGTATCTGCCCAGCAACAACAACCAACGGTTGGATTGAATGTGTTTTCAAAGAAAATAGACAGTTATGATAGAATATATGATTTGAATCGGTTAATGATGGCTGTAGCAAGTAGTGATGGAATAAACCCAATAGAAATGCCTGCCGAAAGTTGGGTAGGTAAACACAACACCGCACATCCTTATACCGAAGAAGAACAAAATATGCTTAAATTAGCATATGAAGCTGCTGGGTTAGCATACATAGATTTAAATAGTGGTGATTTAGACAGTGAAGAATTAAAGTCTACAAACACTCAAAGTATAGTAAAACCCTTTAAAGGGTACAAAAGAAAATAAACGGTAACATAATCCTAGAATAAGTAATTATAACAAATTACAGGATTCTTAATGATAATAGATATTAACAAAACACTAGATTTAATAAAATTAAAATTTTACAATGAATGGCTATATACTGCTCATATATATGATGAGGGTGATAGTCCAATGCACAAGAGTTTAACTGAACAAGTTGTCAAACAATACATAGACCCATTAAATCTAAAGAAAGATAGCAAGATACTAGACTTGGGATGTGGCCCGGGCTATTTCCTAGATGAAATGAAGTCACGTGGTTATACTGATTTAACTGGTGTAACATTAAGTCCCGGAGATATTAAAATCTGTGAAGATAAGGGTCATACTATTAAAAAATATGATTTAAGTTTCATTCCGCAAAGTGAAGGTTACTATGATGAATCAGTAGATTTTATATTCTTGCGTCATGCATTAGAGCATAGCCCATATCCTATCTTTAGTTTAATGGAATATAATCGTATTCTCAAGCAGTTTGGTAAGATTTATATTGAAGTTCCGCAACCCGATTGTGATAGAAAACACGAAGAAAATCTAAATCATTACAGTATTCTAGGACAAAATCAACTAGCAGCATTGATTGTTCGTACCGGATTTAACATTGATAAATTTGAAAACTTTGAATTTGATCTTGAAGTTACTAACGCAGAATTTCCTGAAAAGTCAACCAAACTAAGAGAAAAGTTTTACTGTATCGTTGCTACTAAACAGCGACCATTAGATATCAAGTAAAATAATAAATACTCACTACAAGTGAGTATTTTTTTATGTTCGATCCATTTAAACAAGCTAAAATTCAAAACAGTTATGCTAAACTCAAGGATATAAAAGTCCCCGAGAAGGATATCTCATTGGATGACTTAAAAATATTAAGTGGGTCTGGTAAAGTTACTGGTGAATACTCTTATACACCATTACATGAATTAGCACAAAAGAAACAACAATATATGCGTGAGCATAACATCAAGCCTGGTGATCAAGCCTGGTTTAAATTAATGTTTGCAAAAACACATCTTACCGGTGAAGACCCATTTTCTAAAAACTAGTAGTTATTGCGATAAATAAGTTATGGCAACAACTAACTCAGCACCGTCTCTTGTAAAAAATCCCTATACTAAGACGAAATTCAAAAACAATAAAGAATTACAAGACTTTATAAAGTGCTGCGATCCAGACACTGGTTATCTATACTTCATGGATAACTTCTTTATGATACAACACCCTACAAAAGGTAGTATGGTATATCATCCTTATGGGTATCAAAAACGATTAATCAATACATATCATAATTATAGATTTAGTATCAGTTTGATGCCGCGGCAATCAGGTAAATCAACAAGTGCGGCGGGGTATTTACTCTGGTATGCTATGTTTGTGCCAGACAGTACGATTCTTATCGCAGCACACAAGTATACCGGTGCACAGGAAATTATGCAAAGGGTGAGATACGCATATGAAAACTGCCCAGATTACATAAAAGCGGGTGTTACAACTTACAACAAAGGCTCATTAGACTTTGAAAATGGTAGTCGTATCGTAAGTGCTACAACAACTGAAAATACAGGTCGTGGTATGAGTATTACATTACTATACCTAGACGAGTTTGCATTCGTTAGACCAAGTATCGCTAGAGAATTCTGGACTGCTATTACTCCAACATTGTCAACTGGTGGTAAAGCAATTATTACAAGTACTCCAAACAGTGATGAAGATCAGTTTGCTTTCATTTGGAAAGGTGCTAACAAAACTGAAGATGAATTTGGCAATACAACTGAGCTAG